CCTGAACCATGTCAGGCAACGTTAGGAACATACGACTGGACCTTCCAATAGGTCCATCATCGCATGATGGGCTATTCGCTCGGATGAGTGAATTGCCTTTATGGTACAACGGGAATCGTGAGAAACCCGCGGTACCAGATGCCTTGAAGCCATATGTAAGTGGCACAAGGTATCTATCGACGAAGCAAGTTCCCTCGAGCCTGCTTCTTCGATGCTCTGGATCCCAGACCGTGTCTAGGAACAGAGACATACTCCTTCGGGCCGGCTTCGGCCTTACGGAGTACAGTGGGGAGACGGGCGCGGCCCGCGACCTCACAGTCAGGCGGACTATCGAAGGTCTCGTTAGTCCGTCTGGAAGTCTTGCTGAAATCCTCGTGGAGTCCAGCAGGATCTCTGACATACTCCACCAAAAAGGTGGGAGTATGCTCGACTCCGAGTCAGAAACTAGCGGTTCTGAGAACGGAGATGTGCCAGAAGTCCTCGAAGAGAAGCCTTCTGGTACGCAGATTCGATTTCGGAAAAACTGCCGATATCGGATCCGGTATGACGACCCGTGGAAAATTGCCGCGGGCCGTCAACTCGGCGCATCTTTGGATTTAGATCCAAAGACCGTCGTCTGGTCCGGGGACGGAATTCGTCTTCAGGACCCACTGCCACCTAGGATTTTAGGTCCGAAGTGGACAGGATCTGGCAAATCGAAAATTCGATTCAGCCAGATTGCGGATATCGACGTGAAATTACACGTGATATACGCTCACACTCATTGGGGCCATCGCCTCAAGGAGTTGTGCAACGATCCCGGCTCTCCTTACAGGAGCTGGGCTCGGACCCTGAGGACCCGGATTAACCGGTTCTTCAGAGGAGCAACTGATCCCTGCCTAAGCAGGGCCCAGGTGCAAGCCTTGTTCGTGTCCACTGAGACATCGACCAAGGCACGGTCTGATAGGTTCATTGAACTTCTCAAGACCGTCGACGGGATATTTCTCCAAAGATATTTGGCATATCCCGAGGAAGTGTGGACATGGGAAAGATTCGACATGTTCACACTTGGAAACTTGTCCTTCCTTATCGGAGACGAGTTTCTTGACGGAGAACTAACAAAGTTAGCTTTATCCGTCACAACTTCCTACTCCCAACTAAAAGGGAGCCGGAAGTGGTTCAAGATGCACTCACATAGAGGCACCTTGAAACAAGCACTATGCGATCTCAAAGAGATACCGCATTGGTGCAGGCAGTTCGTCAACGTCTGGCGACGTTGGGACTGCTCAACAGGAGCGCGCCGCGTATATATCGCGGGCATCCTGTCACAGACCAGGGGCTGCGGAACTCCGCCGCCATTGGTCCTTCTCCAGTCGAAAGTGAAATTTCTACGCACTATCGAGCTGGAGCCCCCGCCGGAACCCAGATCTGCTGGGATTATCCGACGGGCTGCTCTCAGGGAGGTTCTAGATGAACTTCCCCAAGAGGCATTCACCGGACTACGGACTAAAGCCCGAGTCACGGTGAGCACCTCCTCATCCTGGGAAAAGACCAGGAGAGAGGGGGGTACGATAGAGGCGGCACGAGAAATTCTCGCGTCTCTACCGATCGGTGAAGGTGTCCCAGTAAGGGACCTCGACACCGGGAGGATCGAGTGCTACAAAGATAAGTCAGCATTCGATTCCACCGGAGAAGTGGTATTCTGGCTATCGCTAGACCACGTTCTCCGTACACCAGAGGAGGAGCTAAAATATGCGTTCCTCACTGTGGTGAAGGAGCCTGGTAAAGCTCGTAGCGTTACCAAGGCCCGTGCTTGTTTAAAGATCGTACTAGATCTTGTAAACAAGATTGTTGCGCAACCCCTTGAGAAGGGCTTACGCAGCAGCACATCCGGGATGGGCAAAGCCAATCACGGATGGAACCTCTTCTGCCGTCTGATGTCAGACGACGTAAGAGACATGGTTTTCAACCCGCAAACGCGAGAAGAAAACCCATATGAAGGCTACACCGAAAGGGTGGACACCTTCACAGACCTCTACGCAGTCAGTACTGACTACAAAGAGGCTACGGATCAAGAGCGACACGAAGTCGCCCGTGATCTCGGACGGGCGTGGATGCTGAAATGCGGCATCCCACGCCTGCTCAGGGCGATAGTAGAGAAAACCTGCTTTTCGCCCCGTGACGTCTTCTTCTACGCTAGTGGCGTACTGGAAGACATCGGTATCGAGCGCCCCGAAATGGGGAAGAATATACGCTCGGTACGTTTGGTGAGGGGAATCCTAATGGGAGATCCCCTGACCAAAGTCGTGCTCCACCTTACTAATGTGGTAGCCCGACGTGTTGGAGAAAGAATGTATCAACCTTCTTTCTACAACAACTTTTCGAATGGCTCAGAAGCCTACGAAAAGTTCCATTCCACTTTGCGCAAGAAAACCGCAAAGTGAAGTGGGTCATTCCCCTTAGCCTGGATGGGCATCGGGGATGCAACGCAGCGCCCCCCTCGGGGGAGCAACTACG